GCTTTCTGCAATTAAATTACCTACTTCTGATTTTGCATCAGTATTTTCCTGTGTAGGAGTTTCTGCTACTGCTTGTTCTTCTACTTTTACATTTTCTTCGGACATTCTGCCCTCCTATTTTATTATTATGTCTTTAGATACATATTTCTTTATTCTTTGTGAATAAAGTTTCTCTAAATCTTCTAAAATCAATTCTTTGTTTTCATTTGACAAGTCGTAGATGTCATACCCTCTTTTACGATTACCTAACACTATTTCACCTCTATCAAAAGTAATTATTCCAGTATCTTTTTTTGAACCTGCTCTCATACCTCTAAAAGTTCTACCAGTCAATTTCATATTCACAAAAGATGTTTGTGTATCTGTTGATTGGTTTTTAAATGCTTTTAACTTCTTACCAGTTGTAATACCAGTCATGCTATTTCTTTTATATCTTTTGTAAGTGCTACTTTTGTAGGATTTACTTCTTGCTCCATTTTGAAATTTACCTTTACTTGCATCGTGTTGTATTTCATCAATACCTAATTGTGCTAAGGTTTTCATAAAGCTATTTGTTACTTTGGGTATGTCAGGTAATTTCATCGTACTCGCACCCAATCATGTCTACAATTATATCCACCTCTATCAGTAAAGCTAACATATCCTAAAGCATCAATTTCTTTTCTTGTAAGAGGTTCTTGTTGTAATGCTCTTTTGCATACATCTCTTGTTTTGTCATCGTTAGTCCCTACATATTTAAACTTCACTTCAGGAAACTCCTGATATGCCTTTGCTCTTGAAGCATTGCTAAATCTTGAAAAAGCATCATTAATTAAAAATGAAGTTTCACTTGAACTGATGTAAGTCCCTATACCAAAAGTGTTGTTAATGTTATTCATAATTTGAATATTACTCTCACCAGTTATAATTCCTCGTAACATCGCAGTTTTTAATTGGTCTGAATATTGCCTTGCTCCATTTGTCAAGTAAGTCATTTCAAAGTTTTTTAGTTCTCTCAATGCATCAATACTTACTGCTGATACTTTTCGTAATTCAGGTTTTGATAGTTCTGCAAATACTCTTGCTATCTCATCGTCGTAAGTTTTCCCTACCCTGTTCATTAGTTTGCCATATCCCAACTTCTCCATTTCATCAAAGAAGTCTATCTGTTTAGCAATCTGCATTAGTTCAGTATCAGTTACTTTACCTAACCCTATTACCAAGTTATCCAATTTGTCAATTAACTGTTGTTGGATATTTTGTATTTCTTTATTATAGAAATCTAAATTAGCCAACTTGTTCACCTATTCTATCAATGATAGATTGTGTTTCGTCTGCTTCTTGTGGTTGTTCAGCATCTATCTGTTCTACAATGCCTTGTATTTCTTCTTCCTTGAAGTCAGGATTTTTCTTTCTTAGATAAGATTGTCTTGTTTCTAAATCATTTTGGAATGCCCAAGAATAATATTTTATTTCTTCATCAGTACTCATAGGCACTTCTCTTTCAGCAAAGTCTATACTGAATTGGTCGCCAAGATTAATACCACCTGATACTTCACAGATTCTTTTAGCAATTTCAAATTGTTCTTTCTCAAATGGTCTATAAATTTGTTCTGTGTCACTTCGTAGTGCATCTTGTAAGTCCATTTGTCCCATTTTCTTAGATAGTCCTGATTCTTGACTCTTGTCAGTCCAGTTAATTCTTACATTGTTGGATTGTGCAATACTATCTACCATATACTTGGTTGATTCAATCATTGCTTGAACATTTGCATTGGGTGTTGCATAGTTAAAGTTTGCACCTTCAGGTAATACTAATGCTTTGTCTTGTCCCATTTGGATTCGTTGTTCAGTATCTAATCCAGTAAAGACTGGTTGTCCTAATTGGAATCGTCCATGTAATGCAAGTTCAGTTAGCATAATGTTAATACTTCTCATACCATCTACTAAGTCTGATGCCCCTTCTCTAAAGAAATCTCTTGTAAATGGGTGTCTATGTGCCATATTAAATGGTAATATATCTCCATAAGGATTTCTATCATCAGGAACAATAGAAGTAATCTTACCTCTACTGCTAATCATAAAGTGTTTGCCTTCCATATCTTCGGTATCTTTGCTCCAAAACATATATTGTGCATCTTCTGTTCGTGCCTGTAGATGTGATTCTGCTTGATACATAATAGCAAAAGGTTCATCTTCGTTTGGTTTAAAGAATGGTGTAAAGAAATGGATTGGTCTGTATTTTAGTTTCTTGTTTACATCATCCCAATGAGTGTATAATGCTTCTGTACCTAATAAGTAAGTAAGCTGCTCAAACTGTTTCATAAACGAATCTAAGTCCCCAACGACTTCTGTATACTTTTCATTATATCGTACTGGTGCTTGTTGATATACCAATGCTCTCCTTGATATAATGTTTCTTACAAGATTGATATACATTGGTGGGATTTGTGATAAACTGTCACTATCAAAATATCCTTTAATGTCATGTTCAAGATTGATGCCTTCATAGTAGTCTAACAATCTTTCTCTTTCTTCCATTTCTTTGTTGTGTCCTTCTTCTATGGTTTCCATAAGAAGTTCATGCAACATTCTTTCTGTTAAATTATAAATTATCATGTTTCATACCTTTTATAAAATTTCATCTCATCAGACTGCATATTATCTATATACTTGTCTGCGAACTCCTTGATGAGTTCTTTGTTTTGTTCTTCTTCTCTTATACTTAATCGGTATCCCCATACCATAGCACCTATCATGCTAACAATAATTCCAACACTCATTCCTAATAAAAACATTACCATTGTATTGTCTTTGCCTGTCCTTTGAAGCCATATCTGTAATCAACTGGATAACATAAAGCATCTAAGAAGTGTGATAAGGTTTCTGTTTTTAATATTTGCCCATTTTCCATAGTACATAATTCTAAATCTCTAATTGTGTTTTTACACTTAGGATTGATAAATAGTCTATGCTTGCCAGTAGCATCTTCTAACATTTTATTTAAGGCATTCAATCTATCCTTCTGAGTTGGATTTGCTTTCTTAGCAATCACAGTAAACCCAGCTTCTTGCAATATCTTATGGTCTGACTTGGTGCTATTACTGGTTCTTGCTTTCCCTGCAGGGTCAGGATATACTGGTAATCCCCTACCTTTTAACTGCATTAACTTAGCCAATTCAAAGGTATTAGAGTTCTGTAATCCAATCTCATCAAACACATATAATTCTCCAGCAGTATTTTCACACATTAATAGGGCAGTCATATATGATGCTACTCCAAAGTCAATTCCCCAAAACATTCTTGGAGATTTCTCCATGACTCTACAATGTATATCTCTACTGAAATTGTATGCTGCTCTATTTGCAGCAGTAAGAAAACTTGCAAGATATTCTTGCTCAAAAGTTCTCTTATCTAAATTCTTTTTTGCATTCTCTATTTCTTCTTCAGAAATAAAACCACCATCTAAGGTAGTAAACTGCCAAGACTTATAATCACTATTTTGTGATTGTCCTTTAACAAATAAATCGTAAAAATGATTTTGTACACCAGTAGGAGTTCCTACAAATAAAGCCGAACCTTTAGTTTCTGCTAAAGTCGGCTGTATAATTTCTCCCCAAACATTCTCTTTCATATAACTGTACTCATCTAATACTACCATTGTTGTAGATACTCCTCTAAGTGAATCAGGTTTGTCTGCTCCTTTGAGTTCAACCTTTGCTCCATTGTTAAGTGTAATAGATAATTCAGTTTCATTGATACTGACTTCTTTATGTGCAAAGATGTCTTTGAGTATTGACCAAGATACCATCTTAGCCTGTCTATATGTTGGAAAAACAATCCACCTTCTTTCATTAGCTTTAAAAGGTTGTGATAGCAAAAATAAAATAGAGAAGTAAGACTTCCCCCACCTTCTTCCACAAGATAAGATTTTGTATCGTGTATTGTCATTAAGGATTGACTTCCTTGTGGCATCAATCGTCCAATCCATCTATGTCAAATACTTTAATTGGTTCATCTGTAGCATCTCTTACTGCAATACTTTGACTTGCTTTTCCTAATACTCTATCTGCAAGAAAGCTAATTGCAGTCATATTACCATCTAATGCTTCTTCATATACTTTACCTACAACAGCTTCTAACATAGTCTTTTTATCTTCTAATTCTACATTAGCCAATTCGGTGATATATTCGTTTAAGGCAAATCCTGATTTAGGTCTGCCATTAGGATTACCTGATTGTCCTTTTTTCCATTGGTGTTTTACCAAATGTACATTCTTTTTATCGCTGTTCTTTTGCTGTTTTACAGCGACTTTCTTTTTTGTTTTAGCTGCAGCCAAACTAATCACCCCACTATTTGAAGGTTATGTTCGTTATTAAAACGAAAGGGAAGGTGTTACCCTTCTACTATATAGGGAAAAAGACTACAAGAAACCCTTAGTAAAGTCTTATAAATGCTTGTAAGTGTTGATATTGTTGAGAAAGATTTTTTTTTGAGGACTACAAAAAACCCCTCGATTTGAGGGGCTTTCTGCTTTGTACTAAACTTTAATAAAATTTAATGCTTAGTTGTTTCATGTATTTGTTTTTAATTGCTTTAATTGAATTTCTAACTTTGTCATCTTTAAGGTAGCCGCCAAATCTTTTGTCAGTCATCTTGTCTAATTTTAACAAAACAGCTTTAGCACTACATTCATAACCATACCTAACCATATCTTGAGTTAAGTTGTATGCAATGTTTTGTCCTGCTTTTATGTTTTCATCATAACCAACCATATACACTTCATCAATTATTTGCAATGCTGTGTTTTTGTTAGCCCAGTCATCTAATTTAATTTCGTTATTCATTTTATTCTCCTTTATTTAATTAACAATTCAAAATATGGAGTTCTAAAACAAATGTCAAGAGTTTTTGTAAAATTATTTTCTACGAAGTATATGCTTAATTATGGTGGCTTGTTTAGATAGTTTTCTTATGGCTCTATTGTAGTAAGTCTTACAAGCCGATTCTGATATTCTTAGGTTAAATGCTATGTCTGCAAAAGGTTTCTTATACATTACTCGTTCACTAAAGCATTCATATTCTTGGTCAGATAATTGTCTACCTGCTACTACTCCAGTTAGTACATATTTTAACTGTGTAAGCATTTTTGCTTGTTCTTTTTCTACTTCATCAATTAAATCTTGATACGATTTTGCTTGATTGTCAATAGAGTTTTTCATAATTCTTTTGGGATAAGCTGCCAAGCCATGTGAGTCAAGAGTGAGAAATCCTTTCTAAGTTTACTCACAACTATCCCAAACCTTCGTAGCCATGTTTATTGGCTTTGGTTATAATATCTTTTACTGTTACAAACATTTTTAATTTATGGCAATACAACTGCATAGACTCTTGTAGGTTTAGTTGTATATCTCCGATTGCACCTACATATTCTATTTCATATAAATTATTTACCTTACAATATACTAAGATTGAATTGAGTTCTTTTACTTTCATTAAAAGTTCTCTTGTAATTCAGGAAAGTGTTGGTCTAACCCTTTTCTTCGTAATCGTTCAATAATTCGTTTGTGAGTTGATACATTTTCTTTTAATTCTTTGTATTGAAACTTAATCCACTCTTTCAACAAGTATTGTGAATCGTCTATTTGTATCATACCCATTTTTTCTTTGATTACTTCAGGTATTTCACCATCATATCCATTACAATAAAATTGTATAGCTTCATCATCTTTTTCCCAGAAGCCATCATGGGTGCAGCTTGTGCTTATGTAATACCATAACACTTTTTCCTGTGCAGTTAGTTTTCTATACCAACTCTTTGAATTGATGTCTGCATCTAAAAATCGTTTTCTCATCTTTTATTCTCCTGTATTTTTAATAATAACTTAAACATCTTCCAACCCCAGTTCAAGTCTTTAATCTTGTAATGGTGTTCTTCATAGACTCCTTTTTCTTCTTTATCAAGTCTAAGAAGTATTGCACCCCTTATGTCATGGTCAAGATTTTCTTTGATAAGTTGTCTATAAGCACCTAACTGAATTAAAAATTCTGAATGCACATCATTGGATGTCTTCCAATCACAGATTACCAACTTTCCATTGACTTCACATATAGCATCAAATGTTCCACCAAATTGATATTCTTCTGATACTAATTTTAGTTCAGTTTCATGAAACTCTACATTGTTATTAGCAATCCAATTATAAAATCCATAGTAAGCAGTTTTAGCTTGTGAGATTTCATTTGGAGTGTAATCATCTAATTTAACTACACCACCTTTAATAAATTCTTCTATCATAATGTGTGCTAAAGTTCCAATCCTACCAGCTTCTTTTAGCAGCTTCATGGAATCATCACCATTTAAACAATGCTTTCTTGTCCAACCAATTAATGCTCCTTTTGACCAACCCAAGTTTCCATTAATAATAGTAGTAACTGATTTAAGTCTTTTGTCATTTTTGTTTTTATAAATTGTGTGTGCCATTATCTTTTTCTCCTTTCATCAGGTACATAAAACTGCATAATCCAAGTATTGTTTTTTAGCTTTTGTAGTTTGTTATCTG